TCTTTGATTGGATCAAGACCCTCATAGTTCAGAAGGGGTGCCCACTTCTCCTGCAGATGCTCTGATTGGAACATTTGCGTTTACCTCTTTTAAAAATGTGTTTTTTGTTTGAATGATATTAAATTCAAATTATTTGCTAAAAGCTGAAAGAGTCTTCAGGTAATTAGCCATAGAACCAGAAATTGATTCATTCGAATTGTCTACACCCTCGGAGAGTGTTTCAGTCTTAGCTTTTGGAGCTTTGTTTGCTGGGAAATAAGATTCCTTCAGCATCTCCAGTTTTTCACGATATTCTTCTTCACTTTCAAACTCAACACTTTCGGCAAGTGAAGCGAGCTTTTCTTTCTGAGTAGCAGCAAGGCCCTCGGAAATTTGATCGAAAATTCCGTCAGCAACCGACTCTGCGAGTCTTTGGTTCAGATGAATATTCTTCTCAATCTGCTCGTTGAGTTTTGTCTCCATTTCATCAAGTTTTTCTACCATGCTCTCAAGAACATCATATTTATCTTCAGGGATTGATACATAATGTGCTTCAAAAAGACCCTTCATTCCTTGGAGGAATGATTCAGTCATTTCGGTCTTAAGACCGTGTTCGATGGTCAGTTCATTTTCGGTGAACCACTCATCTGCAACATATTCCAGATAAGAATCCACTCTTTCTGTGAGTGCTTCTCTAATTGTCTCGACTTCCTCTACGAGTTTTTCTTCGTATTGTGCTTCGAGTGCCTCTTTGATTTCTCCAACTTTAGCAGTCAGAGCAGTTTCAAAGATTACTTTTGCTTTTTCTTTAAACTCTTCGGAGAGTTCTTCACCACCGAGGAGAGCATTAACATCTTCTTCGATGTCATACTCTTCAGTTTCTTCTTCCACTACTTCCTCTTCTTCGGTCTCTTCAACTTCGGCAAGAACTTCTTCATCTTCTGCAAGAACTTCTTCATCTTCAAGTTCTTCCTCTTCCTTAACTGCTCCCATAGTATCAGCAGAGTTTGGACCTTTGTTAACAATATCTTTTACCTGCTTAAGGGTAGCACCAGGAGTCTTCAGCTTTGCTGAATCATCATCGGACTTGTAGTTCTCTGGTGTTGGACCACCAAGATCTTCTACAGAACCGAGTTGTGTGCCCGGATCTGTGAGTTTGGGCATTCCTTCTGCCGCCTTTGCACCAGCATTAACGGCGGTTTTGGATTGCTTAGTGCCTACTTCCATTTCTTGTAAATCTCCACGAGACATTTGAACTCTCCGTTTAACCTTTGTTTTAAACTATATTTATTTATAAATTAAAGATTTGCGAGAAAATCATTGAATAAGTTTAACTTATTCTCTTCCAATCTCTTTTGATCTACAAGAGTATTAATAGTCTTGTAGGTTTTTTCTGCATATTTTTCACGCAGAATGCCACCATCCCATACCCATTCTTTACCTTCCATAATTCCGGAAACAAATGCATCTGGAGCCGAAGGATCAGCAACGATATCAGCTGCAGTGGCAAGCATAAAATCTTCACCAACTACGTTATAACCTTCCTTAGTTTGCCTTAGTGATCCAATTCCACGAGATGAAACACCAAGTTTCACACCTTCATCAATAAGAGAAGATGCAATCTTCCCCATAGGGGTTGAAAGAATCTTTGCTTTTCCGATAATATTAGATCCACTTTCTTTCAGAGAAATAATCTTGTGAGAAACTCTGTCAAGATTTACAGTAGGACCATCTGGATGTCCAAGTTCTCCAAGTGCTCTACCTTGAGCAACATGATTTTCATTATATCTAGCAACTTCTCTGCGAAGTGTTTCCATTGGATACATTCTTCCATTTCGGTTGCAAATATTTCCCTGAAGGAAAACTCCCTCAATGTAAAGTGATTTTTTACCGTTCTTGTTTTCAACGATAAATTCTACTTGTTCGATTTCTTCTCTGATTAGTTTCATAGCTTTAGTTAGTGAATCCTACTTTTGCTGCTTTAATTGATGAAGATGTCCAGATAACATCTGTTGGAAGTTTTTCCAAAAACTCTACTGAGTTTGCCGGCATTGTGAAGTAACTAGTAGTCGCAGCACCAACGATAGTTGAAACTCCAACTGTAATAATACCTCCAGTATCATTGTGAAGTCTTACACAAGTTGCACTACCGATACTTGTAGCAGCACCGGCATTTCCACCTGTGGAAACTTCAGTTTCAATTATCTTAGTTCTTTGCATTTTTATAATAAAGTCCTATACTTTTTATTTATGTTTCTTCGTATTCTTCAGTGTCTTCTACCTCAATTTCATCACTTCCAAATAGTGAACTGGCAGCATAAGGTTTAAAAGAATCAACCTTATCAGATGCTTTAGCAAATAAAAGATCTTTAATCTTATCACTGATTTGAGAAGGACTCTCATCAGTAACAATCATATCCATTAATTCATCCATTGATTTAATTAATAAAAGTCTCAGTTATTTATTAGATTTCCCCACCCTTGGGCAATTCTACTGATTTTTCTTGAGATGCTAAATCTGGTTCTGTCACTGGTTCTCCCAAATCCATTCCACTATCTGTTGGAATTGGTTGACCAGTATTTGGATCAATTTGCATTTGAGTTGGATCCGGAATAATACCTTCGTCTATTTCCTTTTTAATCTGAATATCCTGCTCAATAATTTCCTGATCAGTTTGGCGGAGAACTCTTCTTCTCAGATAATCTTGAGAGAAGTATCTGCCAACATAAGGTTCTGCAGTAGCAGCTAAACTTAATCTTTCATTCAGAAGTTCTGCTTCTTTCAATTCGGAGAAGTGATTGTCATAAAGGAAATCATATTGAATATGCTCATTCATAATCTCCCAATCTTCTGGAGTAATAATATTCTTAAGAATTAATTGAGTTCTCAACATATCACTAAACATATTTGAGAATCTCTTTCTCAAACGACCTACAAACTTACTGAACTTAAGTTCATCACGCAGAATCTCGGAAGAACGACCTAAGTTAAATCCACCATCCCCACCAATTCTTGAAGTGGGAACATTCAAAGAACGATAAAGTTTTTCTTGGAAATACTTAATGTCTGTGATTTCTCCAAGGTTTTGTCCACCAGGAAGAGTGGAGATTTCAGTTCCCCTACCACCTTCACGACGAGGAAGCCAAAAGTCCTCAAGCATACTCATATATTTTTTATCATCACGAATTTCTCCAGTATTTGCATCATAAACTAACTTATTACGATATCTCATCATCACATCTCTGAGATATTGCTCTGCCTTTACCTTTGGAAGATTGCCAACATCAATATAGAAAATTCTTCTTTCTGGTGCTCTTGACAATCTATAAATTACCAAAGAATCCTCAATCATTCTAAGTTGATTGAGTGACTTGATTGCTTTATGTAAGTATGAAAGAGTTGACCCTTTATTTCTATCTACGAGACCTGATGTGCAATATGTGATGGAATCTTTTGACATTTTGATTCCATTATTTGCACCTGTTGCCGTTGGATTTTGAGTTGGGTATGAAGTTTTTGGGCTGTATACAAAGTACTCTTCAATTTCAGGGAACTCATAATCCATAGGATTATCAGATCTCATGTTTGCTAAACGAAGATGGTCGTCCTTTTTCTTTTTATTTTGACGAACATAACGCATTTTGAGTGCATCAATATAACGAAGTTCTTGTATCCCTTCTTGTGGATTTTTTAAATCGATGACTTTGTGATAATAAAGTCTACCGTCCACATACCAATTTCTATAAATTTCGTGAGACTTCTTATCAAAATCTAAAAGTTCTAGAATATATTTGAATTCTTCTCTGATTTTTTTCTTAATACCATCACTGGCATTGAGATTATCTAAGTCAATTTGAACTGGACTATCATTTGTATCTGATACAATTGCTTCATTTACAATATCCTCAATGGCACTATCACATTCTGGATGAAGTGCCATCTCACGATATCTTTTAATTAAATCAAATTCTGTTCTGTATACTCCTTCAATATCTACATACGAACCAAAAAAACCACTACTCAAGTAATGGTCATTCCCGTCCTCATTATTAGGTGGGACGGGAGAAACTGTACTCGGAGATAGTGGTTCAGTATTCTCAATAGAGAATCCAAATAATTTTGCCATTATTAAGTTCTTGACTACTTATGATCTATTTATTATGCTCCATCACCAGGTTTTTCTGGGAAGTAGTATTGAACTTGGAATTCTACGGTAAATTCTTCAATGGTATCTGATGAATCATATGAAAGATCAATTGCAGAAACTGCAGTTGGGAAAATATCAATAAAACGATATTGTGCTAGGATTCTGGATTCCTCACCAGTGGTGTTATTACCCTGTTGGTTTGATGCACTTCTACCGAGTTGATAGACAATAGCATTGCCCATATAATCTGCTGGATCTGTCATACCAGAATGATCACCATACTGAGCTACATTTTGCATCCATGCTTCAAATGCTCTTCTATGTGAGAAGTTCTCATCGTTAATTACTGTGACAGTCCAAACATCAAATGTTCTGTCTCCAGCAACTTTCAGAGTACGACCTCTGAAAGGAACTTCGATTGAGGCTACATTTGAACCAGGAAGTGCCGCAGACTTGCAAAGAAATCTGAAATTTTCAGAATCAAATTTCCCGTCACCGTCACCCTGAATTCCGAGGTTTTGGTTTACTGCCTGTGGGAATGTAACATCAACCTCAAATAAATTGGGACGAGCGCCACCGCCGATGAGTTTTGACTTAAATTGTGAAATGCCTCTTGTTGGAATTTGTGCCATTTTTAGGTTCCTCCTTTAGTAATTTATAATCTAAAATCAAACTCTACCAACAACTTCTTCGAAGCTTACACCAGTTCTGGTGGCAACGAATGTCAGGGTTACATAGTTAATTGACTTAGCTGGTTTCAGGAAGATGTCAGCTCTAAACTCATTGTTGTCAATTACATCAGGAGTGTTATTTGTTTCATCACAAACAACCAAGAATCCATAGAGACCTCGTTTTGCCTGAACATCACGGAGATATGGTTCAACAATATTTACAAAGTTTGCTCTGGTGATTTGGTCGTTCAGTTCGAACAGTTGTGCCTGTGCAGATCTTTCGAGTGCTTGCTCAACCGTGAGGAACAGACGACGAACATTGATTCTATCAAATGCCGATGCATATCCAAGAGCAGTTTTATCACCGAAGAGAAGAATTCCAATTCCAGGTTGATTAACAATTGCATTAATTCTCTGTGGATAGAGTTGGTCTCTTTGCGCCTTACTTGGATTGTAAGCCAATTTGATTGCGTTGTTCAGAATTCCTCTTTGCTGTCCAGCAGGTGAGAACCATGGGAATGCAAAGATTGAAGTCCTTACCATCAGACCAGCAACGTCAGCATTACAAGGAATATAACGGAACTTATCATTAAATCTATCGTAGGTGTACTTGTATCCACTATCAAATACAGCATAAGATGAAGATGAAAGTGGTGCGAAGAACTCTAGGATATTATCGGTTTGAGTATCACTATTTGTGATATCTACAACATCTGCTCTGTGTGGTGAAATCACAGCAACACAATCTTTTCTTTGACCAGCAATTGAAATAAGATTATTTGCCTTTGCTTGAGACTCGAACTTACTGCCGAGCCCAGGACCCATAATTAAATAATCAACCGCAATTTCATCTCTATTTGAGAACAGATTATAAGATGTCATCAAATCTCCAAGTGTTGCGGACATTCCACCAGATGCGGAATAATCAGTACCACCTGTCAAATTATAAGTTACATTGCCAAGAGCACTATAGGTTTTGCTTTGTGCTGGTTCGTTCCAGAGACCTTCTGAATTTGTATATTGTGTAAATGCAGTAGAGAATCCAGTTTGAGAAACTAATTCATTTACATTGAGTTCATCTGAAGGATTATCTCCAACATAAACATAATTTGAATATACTGCAAGATAATTTTTCCACCATATTCTTTGTGGTGAATTGATTGCAGAAATTGCATCAGATGCTTTAGAAAGTCCAAGGTGCTTCTCTAAAAGATTACCTTGAATACCAGTAACGGAACCAGTATCATCAACAATAACTACGTGAATTTCATCACTCTTTCCATTTCTATCAACTGCATATTGTGAAGTTCCTGGTTTTGGTGCAATTGACTTCCAATAAATTGCAGTATTGGATAAGGACAATACCTGCTGATCATACCAATCAAGAATTGGATTTGTGCCAGTATTGATAGTTGAGGTTCCAACCCCAACCCCACTTGAGTTAATAACACTGACAGTTAAATTGCCACCTGCTGTTGCAGCTTTGAATGATTGTAACTGAGACTTTGCTGCATAAGTTACTGGTGTTTCTGCACCTGCAGTTGAAACGACGGAGGTAACTTTAACATCGAGGGTACTAGCACCAACTCCAGTGATGATACCCTTCAAGTAACCATTAAATACAGATGTTGTTCCTACACCAGCTGAAACTACATCAGTCAATGTAGTGGTCAGTCCCATACCAACAGATGCAGCTGCTGCAACTACTGTTCCTACAGTAAGAGTTTGGTCTGCAAAATCGTCAATTACACAAACCTTTAAGTTGTTTGACCAAGAACCTGGGTTCTTTGCAGCAAAAATATAGTTTGCAATATCATCTGCATAGTTTGCTTCATAATCATCAAAGTTCTTGATTTTTAAGCTTGGTTCTCCTGCAGTAGAAACTCCCGAGGAATTTCTAATTGCATTTGAGTTTACGAGAGTTGCTCCATCTGCTCTAGCAACCTTAAGAACACCACCGTATGAAAGGAATGAAGATGCACTCATCCAATACTCATACTGTGCGTCTGTTGAGAGTGGCTTACCAAAAACATTAATGAGTTCTTGCTCTGTGGTAATATCAATTGGTTCTTCAACTGGACCAAGTGCAAAAGGACCCGCAATTGCTCCAATGTTATCTAAAACATTATCAGCTCTTCCTACAGTTAAATCAACTTCTCTGACGAGTACGCCTGGAGATAATTGAGGAGTCGCCATGTTTTTCTCCTGATACTTCAGTTTATCTGAAAATATTTATTAAAATGTACTTTTTGATTGGGGAAATGGTGTATGAACAACTACCAATCCGGATATTCCCACTTATCCAAAACTCTCGTCGTCATTCTACTAGTGATTATTCTCTTAATAGTGCAATCTTTACATTCATAAGAATATGATGATGGTACTGGTCCTCTATCTTTTCTTGTTCTATAAAATCCATCTATTAAATTCTTTGTTTCTCCGCAAACTCTACACTTCCTATCGTTGAGAAGTAAATGTCCTAACTTAATCTGTCCATCTAAATCCATTATGACAAGTACTCCCACATATAAGACCTGTCACCATACTCATCAGCAAACCATCTATCACCATCAGAATCTACAAAACTTTCTCCATCCAATCCATCTACAATAAATCCAAAAGGAGCCATATCCTGCTCAATCTGGTTTTTTTGTTCTTCGTAGATTCTCTTGCGAACATCCTGGTCCGTAAGTTCTTTAAAGTAATCTTGAGCAACCAACCACGCATAAATTACTAAGCACATTGCAAGGTCATCATTACAACCTTCTTCTGCTTCAAAAGAGTTATGTTTTTGAATGAAAGTTGTAAGTTCCGAAATTATCTCATAATCACTTAGAAGAAGTTTATTTTCCTCAATCATAGTCTTTAGATTAAGACACCCAACTTTCTTCACAGTTTTGGACATCTTAACTCCGAGTTGAGTTTTCTTTCCGGAAAATCCTTGACCAACAATCTGTCCTGCTCTACCACGCATAGAACACATAAGAAGATTATTATACTCTAAGTCATAGTGAATAATGCTTGCAACTTGGTCTCCAACATCATTGACTTCACATAAGATATAGGAGTCATTGTAGTTCTTTGCAACATCAACAATAATGCTTGGGAAAAGCATTGGTTTTATTTCATTATTTCGGTATTTTGCAACTACCTTATGAGGGAAAGTTGTGATATCAATAACAGTAAACGCAGAATAATCGTTACCAACTCCACGGGCAACATCAACTGAAATTACATAATCGTGATTTTCTTGCACATCTTCATAGACATCAAGACCAGCACTTCTCTTAAGTGGATGGTCATATACTAAACTCTTAAGTTTACTGGGTGCAATCAAAGTGTCAACCGACCCTAAGAATTCGCACTCAAACTCAACTTTAAATTGTTGCTCTGATGTGTTTGCAATCGTCTGAGCTTTCCAGGTTTCATCTCTACCGGGAACTTCAGACCAGTGAACATCTGTTGGAATATATTCGTTCTTCCTCTTCTCTGCATCATGCCACATGCGGTAGAAGTGGTTCATACCGTGTGGTGTAGATACGATGATTACTTTCGTGCTTTTACCAGAAGTAATAGTAGGATAAACAGATGCAAAGAAGGAATCTGCGATATGGTTTGGAACGAAAGCGAATTCGTCCAAGAAGAGGATATTGAACGACATGCCTCGGACAGCACTTGCAGATGTAGAAGCAGCCAGAATCTTTGACCCATTTTCCAATTCCAGAGAACCCTTATTCCATGATATGATACCCTGCTGCATCCACTTTGGTAAGTTTTCGTATGCAGTCTGTAACCTATCCAGAAGCTCCCTAGCGGTTGCTGCTTTGTTTGCAAGGATACCTATGTTAACATTGTCATTAAAGACCGCATAATGGAGAAGGAAGGACACAACAGTGGTTGATTTACCGGTCTGTCGTGGCATCTTGCAGATATTAAATCTGTGGTTGTGGAAGTTATTAACTAACTTCTCCTGGAAAGGATACATCTGGAAAGGTTGCAATCCCTTATCCAGGGTCACAATTCTTACATAGTTCTTTGCAAAATAAACGGGGTCTTCCTTACACTTAACAAACTCAAGGATTTGTTCTTGTGTAAACTCAATTGGTGTATTAGCCTTTTTTAATAATGGATTACCAAGATATACATCACTCATGTTATTCTCCTATCAATCTTCTACATAAATGAATGAAGCACTTGCCTGTGTCATGTTACTTGATGAACTAATAACAGCAGTTATATAACCTCCTGGTGGAATATCAATGCCAATATTAACTAAATCTACATCAATTGTATCACCATTTGATACATGAAATGCTG